CTGGCTCCCAGAACCAAACGAGTTTGTAAAAGAACTGTGGACGATTCGGTTGCCTCACGGGCTTGGCGCTAATGGCGCTTGGAACCTGATTATCAAGTCAACGCCGTTCGCTCCGTACTGGGTGATACCCAATGACGACTCTTACTTTGAGCCAGGCGCTCTACAGACGATTGCAGAGCAGGTGGACCCACAGAAGTTCAACTTTGTTGATGTAAACCCTAAGTGGTCATGCGTAGTGCCTGGAGAAGGCGCTGTGGCAACTGCTGGACTGTGGGACGAGGTGTTTCACCCGATCTATTACGATGATGACGATTACGAATGGCGCATGAAGATGCTGGGCGTGGAATTCAACGACATCCCTGCAAAAGTGCATCACGATAACTCCTCAACGCTTCACAGCGGGTTTCATGATGCCAACAGCGCTACATTTTCTAGAAACAGAACAGTGTTTAGAAACAAGGTAGTCAATAACAACACAAAAGAGATCGGCTGGTCACTAAAGATTAGGCGAGAGAACAGATGGGACTAAAGGTCTACACGGGTGGCACGTTTGACTTGCTACACAGAGGACACGTTAGCTTCCTCAAGCGCTGTTCAGAGATCGGTGACGTAACTGTCGCTTTGAATACAGACGAGTTTATTGAGCGCTACAAAGGCAAGCCTCCGATAATGAGCTACGCAGAACGCGAGGCTGTCCTACTAGGCTTGAGATATGTCTCGGACGTGGTTCCTAATGTGGGTGGCGCTGACTCTCGCATATCTATTGACCTTGCCAAGCCTGACTTTCTAGTTATAGGCTCTGACTGGGCGCGTAGAGACTACTACAAGCAGATGATGTTTGATCAAGACTGGCTGGATGAAAGAGGCATAGCCCTCTGCTACATCCCCTATACAGACGGAATAAGCACCACTAATATAAAAGGGCGCTTGAAAGTAGAATAGAGATATGGCGATTACCGACGGTTACACAACACTCCAAGAGGTCAAGGACATCCTTAGACTTACTGATTCAGTTGATGACTCATTGCTAGAGACGTGCATTGAATCCTCATCTCGCCAGATTGACACACACTGCGAGCGGGTGTTCACAAGCGGAACCGCTACCCGCGTCTTTGCTCCTCAAAGCTCCTACATGGCAGAGATTGACGATCTAGTCTCTCTGACCTCGCTAAAGACAAGCTCTGACGCTGACGGCACCTTTGACATCACTTGGACTTCTACTGACTATCAGCTAGAGCCGCTAAACGGTCTATCTGGTGGCTCTTACAGCCCCTACACAAACATCCGTGCAGTTGGCGACTATCTGTTCCCGACTGTAAGCTTCCCAAACTCAGACGGTGAAGCCACAATTCAGGTAACTGGAGTCTTTGGTTACGGTACTGCCGTTCCTACAGACATTAGGCAAGCTTGTAACCTTCTGGCTATTCGTCAGTTCAAGCGTTATGACAGCCCACTAGGTGTGGCTGGCTTTGGCGACATCGGCGTCGTCAGGGTCAGTCGCGTAGACCCAGACATTGAGGCACTGCTAGGACCGTACCGCAAAATCAGGATGGCATAGTGGCTTCTATAAGCGCTATTCGTGCTGGCATCGCTGCCAACCTTGGCACCGTGCCTGGGCTTCGCACATCCGCTGAGATCCCAGACAACCCCTCCCCACCAATCGGAATTGTCAATCTTGACAACGTTGAGTACGACGGTGCTCTGAACAGGGGTTTGACAACATATAACTTCCAAGTAACTTTAGTTGTAGGCCGTGCGGCTGAACGAGAGATGCAAAGGAAGCTCGATGCTTACTGCGATACCACGGGCGCTCAGTCGGTGAAACTTGCGATAGAATCGGATAAGACCCTTTCGGGCGAGGTGTACGACCTGCGTGTTGAGCGCTCAACCTCGATTGGATCCATAACAATCAATGACCAAACCTATCTGGCGGCTGAATTCACAGTCACCGTCTTTGCATAAGGAGAAAACAATATGGCGAAATTCGTCGTTACAACAAATGCCATTACGCTAAATGGCACTGACATTTCTAGTGCCTGCGCTCGTGCAGAACTGGTGATCAACGCTGCTGAGGTAGACACCACAGACTTCGGTTCTGCTGGCTGGACTGAGGTAATCGGTGGACTAAAGTCCGGTACCGTTTCCCTAGACTTCCACAGCGACTTCGGTTCAGGCGCAGTTTCAGAACTGTTCCAGGACCTAATTGGAACCATCGGAACTGTTACACTAATTGCTGGTAACGGAACCGCTGCTTCAGCGACTACCCCTGAGTACACCGCAGAAGTACTAATCAACAGCTTCACCCCTGTAGCTGGTGCCGTTGGCGACCTAAGCACTTTCAGTGTTTCTTTCCCAACATCAGGTGCCGTAAGCTACGCAACAGCATAAACAAAGGAATAGAAAATGCGATTCAACCTAGTAATCACCTTCGCAGATGGCACCTCTAAGGAAATCACGGCTGGCACAGCTGACCTGGTAGCCTTTGAGGATAAGTTCAATGTTTCAGTTGGAAGCCTCGCTAGTAGCCAACGCCTTGGACACTTGTTGTTCTTGGCTTGGCACAGTGAACACCGCACTAAGTCAACAAAGCTCGGCTATGAAGAATGGCTGGACACCGTTGAGGGCGTTGGAGAGTCGGCTACCGACCCAAAATAAAGGGCCTCGGTGACGATTCTGCTCACTGGTATCTCGCCGCGCTTGCAGTTGAAACAGGCATCTCTCCCAGAGAGCTTATGAAGCTTGAGGATAGGATGCTGTGGACTATGTACCGCTGGATAGTAGCTAAAAACATAAAATAGAGAAGCCGTCCCTTCGGGGGCGGTTTTTCTGTTTGAGGTAGAATTGATGCAAGAGATAGGCGGTTTCCTTGGTAGCTGTAGCTTTAGCAGGTGGACTGGCTAGACAGTACCTAGCGGGCGCTGCTAGGTCTTTTGGCGCTATTAGAGCGGGCGCTGCTGCAAGTGGGATCAGAATTGGTAACTACAACGCCCTAATGGATCTCAACGCCTCTGACGCCAAGGCAACAGTCAGCCTGCCTGATCTAAAAGCACTTGAGCGTGAACTAAAGCTAGTGGGGCCTAAAGCATTCAACAAGTTCAAAAGCGACGCTCGCAAACTTGGTAACCCCGCTAGAGACGACATACGCAGAGCCTTTGCATCAGTAGGCTACCTTGGTCCTACAGGCGGTCCTAAGCGTCCTGGGCGCTTGAACGACAAGATGGTTCTAAACCCAAGCTACGCACATCTCTCATGGGGCAATTCAGTCAACATGGCTAACAGGCGCGGTGTTGATGTGAACTATAAGATGCGTAACGCCAGCAAGGAGCTACAGAACCTTAGAGGCTCTAGAGACGGTACTGTTTCAGTAGTTAGAGTTGTAGTCCGATCGCCTGCTTACATCGTTGCTGATATGGCGGGTAAGAGCCGTAGGGCAATGAAGAGCCGTGGACAATTGTCACGTGAGTACCAAATTGACCTATTCGGTCGAGGGGTCGTTACTCGTAGGCACAGGGTAAGCCCTGCCAACACTGCTAACTGGATTCGTGAGCTTGACATGAGAGCGCACAACAAAAAGCAAAGCAAGCCGTCACGTTATGCGTGGCCCACAATGGAGAAGCACGCAAAAACGCACCGGAAGAATGCGTCTAAACTTTTCAATGAGACAATCGCTGAAATCAATAGAATTCTGGAAAAATAATGGCATTAGCAAACCTCGTATTACCTATTGTCTCGCTGTTCAAAGCAGCGGGTATCAATCAGGCGCGTAACGCTCTTGGTGGACTCAATAAAGAGATGGGATCTCTTGGTGGCACAATCGGTCGTGCTGCTGGTGCTTTTGCTGGTTTCCAGGCTCTAACGTCTGCTCAGCAGTTCACAGTTCAGGCAGTAGATGCCACTCAGCGCTTTGAGCGCAACCTTTTGGCTCTCAACCAAGTCTTTGAGGATATGTCTCCTCGCATTGAGAACTTCAGCAAGCAGGTTGAGAATTACGGTCTATCTCAGCAACAAGCTGCTCAAGCCTCTGTGTTCCTTGGTTCGGTTCTAAAGCAGTATGGATTTAGCGTTAGCGAATCTGCTGGACAGACAGAACGACTTGTAACACTTGCTCAGGACCTTGCAACAACCTATGGTTATGACGTACAGGACGCCCTACTAGCTATCACGGCTCTATTCCGTGGTGAGTATGACCCGATCGAGAAGTTCGGTGTCGCTATGAAGCAGAACGAGATCAATGCGTATCTCGCTGCTCAGGGGTTAGGTGACCTAGAAGGCGCTGAACTTGCTAACGCTCAGGCTACTGCTCGTCTAACTTTGCTGTTTGACAGGGCTGGGGATTCGGTCGGAGCTTTTGCTCGCGCAAGCGACACGTTGTACGCCTCACAGCAACGTCTAAACGCCGTTATGGGCAACCTCCAGGTAGCTGCTGGTGCGCCTTTGCAGGAGCCTCTAGCCAAGATAAACAACTCTTTGGCAGAGCTTGCTCAAGACATGGGACCACAGGTCGTTCAGATCTTTGAAGCCCTAGCTCAGGCTGTTGACGTAGTTGCTCCGCTGATTGAGAAGGCTGGCAGGTTTGTTCTAAACCTAATAGCTCCACTTCAGCAACTTATCAATATTCTCACTGGAACATTTGCTCTTGCGCTTGCCAACATAGGCATGGCACTTGATGTCGTAAATGCAGCGCTGTCAATGCTAAACAAGTTCCTTGACGCCACTAGCTCTATCTTTGCTCTAGTTGAGCTAAGGCTAAAGCAGTTCTTTGCAGTTCTAAAAGACAGCCCGATGGCTCCTCTTATTGATGCTTTTGAATGGCTTGTAAATAACGGCATGGGCGTCGTCAAGATCTTTGAAAAGATTGGTGACGAGTTTACAAAGGCTGGGGATGCTGCACGTGCGGCAGCGGGTGACTTCAATCAGTCTGAGTTCGGTGCAAGACAAGCTTCTAGTGCTGCTAGACGAGTTGGATCATCTGCTCGTGAAGCCCAGGAAGAGCTTGACAACATGGCAGCCGCCAACAGTGCTTGGACTGACTCTTGGACTGCTAAGGCACAGGCGTGGGCAGAAGCCAACGGCACAACCCTACAAGCTCTGAAAGAAAGCGCCATAGCAGGACGTACTGGCGCTGAGGAGACCGGAACTGACTACGTAGGCGATTTCTTTAGGGGAATGGCAGAGGGAGTCAGGAAAGAGGCTGCTAGAGGCACTCTAGAGCGTCTAGGTGCTACTGCGGGGCTTATTGACAAGATCCTCGGCTCTAGTGGCTGGGAAGAGGTTTTCAAGCGCATTGTATCCAGTGGTAAAGCTGGGCTGAAGGAGCTACAGCAGGAGTTCAACAAGACTGCTGATGGCATTGACGAAATGACCAAGGCTCTCGAAGATGCAGAGAAGGCTCAGCAAGCGCTTCGTGATGCAGCTCAAAAGATGATTGACGACAATGTTGCCAATCTACAAGCAGAATATGACAGGCTCAAGTCCGTCTACGATGAAATGCGTAAGCGTGCCGACGAGTTCATCAGATGGTCGCTAGACAACGTAGCAACTGTTGAGATCCTGCCAAACTTTGATGTACAGCTAGGTCGCTTTGAAGCCGCCATTGTAAGCACTATTGCCGGAATTCAGTCAGAGCTTACTTCTGCGGTTCGTAGTGGACTAATCTTTGACAACGATTACACGACGCTAAAAAACTGGGTCCAAACTGAGTCTGAGGCTCTAACCAAGATTGCCAAGGACCGTGACGCACTTGCTAAGCGCTACGCTCTTTCAGAGTCGCTTATAAGTGAGTACCAGAAGGCCATAGGAGGCGCTCTAAGGCTCACAAACCTCTTTGGCAAGCTAAAGGATGAAACCGAGCAAAGAACTGTCACAGAGGTCACACAGGGCGTTGTAACGCTAGGTAATTCTCTAAAAGAATTCGGTATAACCGTAACGCGTTCGTATGAAGAAACGATACAGAATGTACAGGACAAAACTGCGGGGCTTCTCCAGGGCTTCCGAGACATGGCTCAAAAGTCTCGTGACTTTGCATCTAACCTACAAAAGCTAAAGGCTCTTGGCCTTGACCCAATGCTATTCAACCAGCTGATTGATGCTGGTGTAGAAGCGGGTGGCGAAACTGCTCAGGCGCTTGTAGATGGTGGATCTGAAACCATCAACGAGATGAACAGCATCTTTGATGAAATCAACAAGCTTGGTGCAGAGCTTGGACTTGACCTTGGTCAGACAATGTACGACACTGGCAAGGACATGACCTACGGTCTACTTGACGGCATTAGGTCTGAACAAGAACAGCTTTACAACTTAGCCGTTGAGATGGCGCAGACCTTCAGCCAGACTTTCAAAGACAACTTTAGCGTTGCTATCGAAGCTCCTGTTGCTGTTGCTAAAAAAGCAGCTGATGACGCCAGTGCTGCACTTGAGCAAGCTAAGGGCGCGAATGTAGACGCTTTGATGCAAATTGAGGAACTTATACAGGGAGCCAATAAGGCCCTTGAGGGACCGCTATCCAGTGTCTATAGAGAAGGCGTCGCGGGCAAGCTGGGGGCGTTTGAAGCTCTAAAGCAGGACATCATAAGCGGACAGGTAACGGACCTTGGCGGGCTAACCAAGGGGCTTACAAGTGCAGATGTCAAAGCAATCGGTACGGGTACTGGTGGAACAAATATTACGAACTACTACACAATCGCGCCTGGCAACAAGCTACAGCAACGAGATACGCTTGAAACTCTTGTATCCAACACCAACGCAAACGGTAGCCTAGCCTCTTACGGGGTCAAGGCATGAGCCATTTAGAAGATGAAAAGGTTGAAGTAGGGTTTGACCTAACATCTGGCTACGGACCATTCCTTACGCTAGACGATCCTGTATCTGGAAAGCTTGACGATCCAGACTGGACTCTTGGTGGAACAATCTTTTATGACATCACAGAGCACGTTCGTGCATTTAGTATCTCTCGCGGTAGGAGCAATCTATTTCAACAGTTCCCCGCTGGAGGAGCAAGTGTTGAGTTCAACAACCATGATCGAACCTTTGACCCTCTTTACACTGGCTCTCCGTTTTATGGGCAGATTATTCCTAACCGTGAAATACGCATAACAAGCGGTACGGCAGTTCAGTTCACTGGTTGGATAGATGACTGGAATCTTACTTACGCCCCTAACGGCGACTCTATTGCCGAGGCAGTGGCAACAGACGCCACAAGGCTGTTGGCAGGGCGTAACCTAAGTGCTAGTACTCCAGCTGCACAAACAACAGGCGAAAGAATAAACGCAATCCTAAGCTCTTCTGACGTTGATTGGTCTGCCGGACTTAGGAGCATTGATATTGGATCTGCTCAGCTAAGTGATTACCCTATTGATGCAAACACTAACGCATTGAACTATCTACAGCAGGTTGCTAAGACAGAGCCAGGTAACTTATTTATCAATAAAGTTGGGCAAATAACCTTTCAAGACCGCACCGTAGGACCTACAAGCGATTCTCTAATCTATTTGGGCGGAACAGGCATACCTTTCTCCTCTGTAGAGGTTCTGTACGGTTCTGAGGTGCTTTACAACCAGATTGTAGTGTCCAGGTTAGGAGGAGGCACTGCTGTAGCCGTGGACTCTGACTCAATTGGTGCTTATGGTATTCAAAACCTGACTGAATCAGACTTGTTGTTTGACTCGGATTCTCAGCTTGTTGATTTGGCGGTCAACTATGCGGCTCAATATTCTCAACCGGAGTACAGGTTCAATTCAGTTGAGGTAAGGGTACATAAGCTAGACGAAACAGATCAAGACAAGATGTACGGCCTAGAGATCGGTTCAATTTGTCTAATAACGTTTACCCCTAACAACATTGGCGATGCAATAACCCGCTATGTAGAGGTGATTCGAGTAGACCATACGGCTACTCCAGAGGAACATATAATAATACTCGGCTTCAAATCTCTAGATTATGCCTCTCTTGTACTCAGTGATGCAGAGTTCGGTAAACTAGATACATACAGTTTGAGTTGGTAAGGAAACCATGTCAGGTTTAGGATACAAAGTTTTCACCGCAGGCGAGGTCCTGACGGCTGCCAATGTAAATGGCTACCTAATGAGTCAGTCAGTAATGGTCTTTGATGACTCTACTGCTCGCACTTCAGCGATCGGCACACCAACCGCCGGAATGATGAGCTACTTAGAGGACACCTCAACCCTCCAGGTATACGGAACTGCTTGGGCAGATGTAAGCTCCCCTGGTGACATTACAGCGGTTACCGCTGGTACTGCATTGACAGGTGGTGGAGCTTCAGGCGATGTAACTCTCGATGTTGATGTAGCAAGCCTTGCTGGAACTGCATTGACATCAGCTGGGACTGACCTAAATGTAGACCTAGCAGCCGTTCACACCGCAGATTTCATCACAGACGCAACCACAGCACGAGTCCTAGCCTCTACCGATGCAGGTAAGACAATTCGGTTCACAAGCGCTTCTGCAACTGTCGTGACTGTAAACGCAAGCACAGACTTCCCAGTCGGTCAGAGAGTAGACATCATCGCAGACGGTGCAGGCGAGCTGACAGTAGCCGCAAGCGGTGCAACTGTCGCAGCAGCAGAAACCTCAACAACATCAGGTAGCTTCACAATCGGAGCGCAGTATTCAGCAGCAACCCTGCTCTGCGTAGCGACTGACGAGTACCGACTAATCGGAAATGTGGCGGTGGTCTAATGAGCTTCATGCTTCTAGGTATTCTCAATTCACAGGCTGCTGGGGCTGGCGGTGGCGGTTTTGTTCATATTGGGACTGTAGATGCCAACAACGCAACACAGGCCGTCTTTACTGGACTTAGTGGCTACACAAATTACTATGTTATTTGTGCTCCGTCAGATAAGTCCTATGATTACAGTTCCAGTCAAAGCTATAACAACTTGCAAATTCAGTTCAATGGGGATACAGCTTACAATTACCAAAGAGCGCATTACGCATATAGGAGCGGTTCAGGCAGAAGTGTTTACGCCAACAACAATGAGAGTGAATACAACTTGGCTGGTGTTTTGTCTGGTGACTCAGGCTCAGGAAACATCGGCTCGCCAAATCAAATCTGGATTCAAAATTCAACCGACAGGTGGAAGATGATTATGGCTAATACTTTCCAACCTCGGTGTAGCAACGATTCAGGTGGACTGTGGACAAAGGGGATTTGGGAAAACAACAGTGAAATAACCTCGATACTCTTCAAGTCTGGGTCGGGACAGCAATTTAGAAAAACCAAGTTTTACCTATATGGAACGGCAGTATAATGGCAGATTTAGCAGCAGTGCATTTAGGGACTTTTTCGCCACCCTATGACATTTCTCAATATCAAATAAACCTTAGTGGCTACACAGAATACACGCACCTTGAGATAGACATGAGCATTGTGGGAACTAGCAATGCTTACTATAAAATTCGCTTCAACGCCAACGCCTCTAATGCTTATGATTATGTCAGGCTGACAGCTCCAACAAGGTCTGACGGTAATACTGAGTACTTTGTTGGCGATGTAACAATGACAAATGATGTTCAGCAAAAAAGCCACAATCGGCTCATGCTAATTGAGCCTTATAGGACAGATGTTTTTAAGCGCTGGATTGACTACGGCGGTGCGCCTGAATGGAATCCAAGGGCAAACATGACAGGTGGTATGTGGCGTAACACCAGTGCTATAACCGAACTAAACATTACTCCGTCAGCAGGATTATTAACAAGCAATACGGTTGTCAGCATTTATGGATGGGTCGGATAATGGAGCTTTTACAAAATTACGCACTTGACACAAATGGTGTAACAGCAATTTATTTGGATAGTTTGCCAAATACATACAATAAAATCGTAGTAGAGGCAGAACTACAAGACCATTCAAGCAACCCAAATTCGATTGGAAATGTAAGTTTTAGGGTAAATGGTGTTACCACCAATTATGCAGGTGCTTATTTCGGTCATCAGGGCAACAGCACAAATGACTCTACTGTCTATCCTGCAAACACACCCAACGGACTTAACCCAATGGTTGTTCCTAGAACTGGTGTTGGCTATGACTCTAGGAATACTATCTGGCTAGAACTGCCTAACTATAATGATGTAACACACTATAACCATGTGATTTGGAATACTGGTTATTTCAATAACTCTGGAATAAGTAGCAACACCATGGGGCATTGGACAGCCTACGCCTACCATGCAAGCACAACATCGGCAATCACTTCGATTGCGTTTTTTAGCCAGTATGGATTTAGAAAAGATTCACAAATCAGAGTATACGGAGTATAAATAATGGAAAAACCAGTAAAAGCAATAGTAAATGTAAAAACAGGCGAGCACGTTATCGTGGAATTGTCTGATGCAGAGATAGCACAGATGGAGCTAGATGTAGCCGCAAATGAAAAGCGAATAGCAGAAGAACAGGCTATTGAGGCTCAGAAGGCAGCGGACGCTCAGGCAGGTCGTGACGCACTTGTCGCACTAGGTCTGACCGAAGCACAAATCAACGCACTACTAGGAGCATAATGCCAGTCGAATCATCAGGCGTAACAGTCGGCACTTCAATCACCGCTGTATCAGGGCCATACATCTCTAGCAAGATTGTCTACCTTCAGTCCGGTACTGCTGGCGCATTGACCTATGTCGGTGGCTCAGACGTGTCTGCCTCGACAGGTATCTTGCTAAGTGAAACCAACAACGCAGTCTTTCAGACCAACGCAGATGACACTCTCTACTGCATCTCTGACACCGCTGGCGCTGTGGTCAAGGTTGTCGAAGTCAAGTAACAATGCAAGACGAGATCCCAGCCTGGGCGATTGAACTCATCAAGCAAGTTGAACGCCTGAACGAAAAGATACCAACTCACATTGACTGGGTTGAGCGCAACATAAAGGATCATGAGATGCGTCTACGCACTCTTGAGCGCCGTATGTGGGTTATCGCTGGAGCTGCTATCGTCATTGGATCGGTCACAACTGTTATCTGGCAGATGATAAATGGCTAAGAGGGTCGCTGATTGGCGTTTGCCTTACCCTGCTAAATACATCACTGCTCATTACGGTGAGATGTCTGCTTTCCGTAAAGCCAATAATATGCAACCCCATTCTGGCACTGATTGGGCGAGACCTCGTGGTACACGCATTCCCGCGATCGCCAAGGGAACAATTCGGTTGATCCAGTTCTCCAAAGTTCTCGGTTGGGTTGTCGTACAAACTGCAATGGATAAAGACGGCAAGGTCTGGTACATCGGTTATTGCCACATGGACTTCAAGCCAGGTTATGCTGTAGGACAGAAGCTAAGAAAGGGTCAGACTGTTGGAAAAAT